GGGGTTTCTAAAAACCGGAAGCCCCCGCGGCGCCCCAAAACCCCCTTAACCCCCCCAGCCAGTACCAACCGAGCGGTACGAAGCGGCGGAGCGAGTCAGTGATTGGACCAGGGATGATGTGTGGCACTGAGCCGTTGCCATCCGTGATTGAGTGAGCCTTGGCAAGACCCTGGCGACCGATGCAGATTGACTGGTAAACGTCACCAGCAGTCGAAGCGGTGTCGGACCAAGTAGGGGCACGGGGGGTCTCAATGAAGCGGAAGCCTTCGAACGCACCCATTTCACCGCTCCAGATTTCACCTGGCTGCGAGTAAACGTGGGGCAAGCGCCAACCGGAGGCTCCGGTGTCCTGCTGAATGTCGAACACAACGTCTGGGTGGACGTAAGCGGCGTAGAAGCCACCGAACGAAGCAACGTTGTTCGAGCGCAGGTAGGTGCGCTGCTTAGCGAACGCAGCACCAGTGGCGTTGTTGGTTGAGGCCGTGGTCGTTGGCGACTGAGTCCATGCTCCGGAGGCGTAGGCCCAGGTACCAGTACCCTGACCGTTCCAGTAGTCAGAACCGTTAGCAAGGTTGAAGTCACGCAGCGTGTTACGGGCAATCGTGTCCAAAGAAACACCGGCGTTGTAACCAATAACGTTGGCAACAACAGGGTCGATTTCGATGAACGAGGTACCACGCAACTTGGCGGTGGTGGTGATAGCGTTACCGTATTCAGCAAGAGTAACAGAGACAGTGCTGTTGCTCATGGTGGCAGGCGAGATGTCTGCGGTTTCGCTGATGGTACTAGAGGCTACGGCAAGGTCACTGATAATAGTGAACTGCACGGAGGCACCTGGCATGGACTGTGCCGTAGGCATGATGTCTGCAACCTGGTCAAAGTAGAGTTCAGGACGCAGAGAGAAGTACGCTAGGCGGTCATAGGCGGTCTGTGATACTGACAGACTTGATACTTGAGTTATTGCCATAATAGTTTTTTGCTTTCTTAGTTAAGGGGCTTAGTTAAATGCACCCTTTGGAAAGAACCCAATGTCGGGATTTTCCCGATAAAACTGGGTCACAACAGCCATAGTCTCTGCTTCCGTAGTAGCGTTGGCAAGTGCGGTAGAGAAGGCAACATCTACATTCACTGGTGGGGTTCCACCGGCTCCTGTGGCTGCTCCTGCAACACGGCGCATACTGTCAAACTCTTCATCAGAGGTGGATGCTTGAGCGGGCTGAGCGAAGATTTGATACTCTTCTGCTTGCTTGCGGATTGCTTCAGCCGTAAGTTCGCCATCGTAAGCCCTGCGAAGTAATGCTCCTGCTCCTGTTTCCGGGATACCAGCCTTCGTAAAGGCCATTTCCTTTTGCAGTTGAAAGAGTTGCTTCTGAACTTCGGCGGCTTCTTTAATAGCCTTTTCGCCTTCTCGCAATTGCTTTCTGATATTGGGGTTCAATACCTGAGAGTCGTCTTGCTCGTACTCATTCTCAAATTCATCCATGCTGTCGCTCCAAAGAGTATTTACGCAGATTCGGGGGAGGTCCCTAAATCCGATACTTGCTGCACTTGCTACGCACTCCGGGGCGTGCAGGCCCTAAGTGGATTGGCGGCCTTAGCATCACCCATTTTGCACGGGGCCAAAGCATCTCGCCTATGTATAGTTTAGACTATTATCCCAGTCTGTGGGGGTGTTTTACCGGCGCCCCATTCCAAAATCGTTATAGAGATTAATGTCTTTAATGGTCTTGCCCAAACCCGTTGGGTCCTTCTTTACTTGATTGTATGTATTTACAGCGTTCTTGACACCCTTGTTGGAGCCTACGGCTGCCTTGGTTGCCTTAACGTTGCGAAGAACCCTGCCTGTAGCGGTGTTGGGTGACTTGGGGTTTGTCATCTGAGTTTTAGCATTACGGGCTACAGAGCCAACAGTTTTCTTGGGGCTGCCAGTTGTTGAGGTGGGGCGTGCCTTACTACCCAGAACACTAGGCTTAGCAGCAGGCTTAGGGGAAGCCTTGGGGGTGGACTTAGGGAGTGACTTAAAACCGCCACCACCGCCACCAGACATTCCAGTGCCGCGAACACCGCCGCCGCCATCAGTTCCAATAAGTTTCTTAGCCATGATATATTCCTTGTTTAGTTATGACACTATTATAAGTTATTGTTTGCTTCTTAGGGGGTGTTATTGGACCGGAGCAGCGCCGATAACGCCAGCCTGAGTAGCCGCCATTTGGCCCCCGGCCTTAGATGCTTGTTCACGCTCTTGCTTGGCCTGACTGACCTTTTCAGCAGCCGCTACAGCCGTTGCAGCATCAACAGCGAACTCTGGGGTGGTGGCTGAAATAACGTCCTGAGCGGTAGCCGTGGTCTGGTTGTTCATACCATATGACTGCTGCTGAAGGTTCTGATTCAGGGCTACCTGCTGAACTGCCTGCTGCGCCTGTTGCCCGCTAATCATGCCTTGGTCCATAAGACCCGTAAGGCGGTAGGCATCTGGTTCTGTCACGCCAACGCTCTTACCAGCAACATAAAGGTTTTGCGCCTTGATATCGTCCGATACACGCTCAACGCCTACGTTTTCTGGAAGCATCAGGTAGGCCATAACTTGCTCTTGGCTGAGTCCCCATTTGTTGGCAAGGGCTTGCTTGATTGACGGGTCGGCATTTTGATAGGACTCGTAGGCCATGTTTGCCCACTTTCCAAGGTCTGACGGAAGGACATGATTAAGCATCATCTGGTCATAGTCAGTTGGCTTGAACATGCTGGTCAATCCATAGGTGCGCAGTTGGTTGGTGTATTCGTCCTTAAGGCGCATGTACTGTGCAGGGCTATCAACCGCTATCGCCGTGCCAGTCTTGTACGCTTGTACTAACGCTGGGAACGCTTGCTGGAATTGACTAGCAGCAGCCGCCAACGGGTTCTTTGGGTCCTTGGGGTTTGAAGTGTAAAGGGCCTTCTGAACTTCCCATGCACTCTTACCACCGTTGATGGCGTTAGCGATTTGGTTTGCGACAGCAGGGTTTTTAGCGCCAGTCCAAAAACCCATGAAGTCGTTAATCTGTTGCTGTTGTCCTAACTTCCATTTTGCTGTTATAGAAGTATCTTCCTTGGTGGGAATCAACTTGTAATAATTGGACATGTCAATAGCACTGTTCAAATTGGTGTCGGCAACTGCTTGAGAATAAAGTTTTGGTCCATTCTTCATAACATCATTAAGTGCTTGGATTAAAAAACCGTTTGCCTCCGCAGCACTTCCGCTTTGAGCAGCCCTTTGATATGAAACAAGATGTGACTTAGCGGAATCATATTTACCAACCAGTTGACCAACTAGAAAATTTGAAACGGCTTCGCCGTGTTCAGTAGCCAGAGCAGTGCTGTTCATTGATTCCGCTAGCCAAGCAACAGTGGACCCAGAAATGTAATATTTTCCATTGGCATTGACTTTGACTCCAAGGCTTTTCGCCGTAGTAGCATCAATGGCCCATTTTTTCGTGGCATCACCAGACCAGCCCGATGCGTTGTTGGTGTAGGCGGCAGGGAGGCTCCCCCCTTTGGTTGCCTTGTAAACATCGAGCCAGTCAATACCAGTGCTGGCGACTAACGGTGTCATTGGAAACCTCCGGGTTGGTGGAACGCTTGGTTCAGTTCGTCAAGGAAAGAATGTGTTGCGTTCTGTGCGGCTTCAGTTTCGCCGTAACCGTAAACAGGGTCGGACATAAGTTGTTGTCTCCATTGGTCCATAGACATAGGAGCAGCACGGTTCGTGACTGGGTCCACGTTACCCGTCAAAGCCTTGTTCCAGTGTGGTTGACTCCAATCAATGTGGGCATCTTCACCTAACATGTTCTTGGCTATAAGGCTGTACGGTTCCATTAGCGAACGCACAGGAATCCCCTGCTGAATCTGTGGGGCAAGCGTTGGGTACATACCCATAGCCATTGGCTTCACATAGTCGGTAAACGCCTTGAGTACATCCTGGTGCTTAGAGCCACTGTGTGCTGTCACCCAGTTGTGTATGGCATCTTGCCCCATAGGAACTTGGTAGTCGTCTGCTACGCCCTGTAGGGCTGCCCGTGCATGAAAGTCGTGCAGGATGTCGGACACCTTTTCTTCTTGTGGCGCTGGGGTGGGGGTTGGCTGGTTACTTGACATCTCGTAGGCTCAGGTTCTTAAATAGGCTGTCAATTAAGACAGAAGCAACGGGGTTCTTTTTTCTAAAATCTTCAACATGCTGCTGCCAGTTGCCTTGGATAACGTCATAGTTACCCGGCATGGCTTGGGCTAAGTCGCTTTGGTAACCACGGTAATCGCTGATTAGTTGGCGTGCTAGTGGTGCTGTTTCTTTTAGACCTGGGCGGCTGTCAATACCCTTAGTGTTAAGAACACTCTCCAGAGAAATAAATGCTTGTTGGCGGTGGGTTCTGCCCTGGTCCCTAGCGTCCATCCACGGAATATTTTGTTTGGCATGTTCGGCGGCAAGTTCTCGCTGACGGGTATCGTCACCGCCGTAAAGGTCTTGAGTCATCTGAGGGAGGTATTCATACATGTACCAGTTCCCTGTCTGGCGGGCAATATTCTTGATGTAATCATCAGGTGTGTACTTAGAGCGAAGCCCGCTATTTTTTTGCAAGTTGTATTCGTGAGAATCCCGCTCAGAACCCTTTTTGTGGTAGGGCAAAAGCATGGCTGCGCCAGCAGTCAACCTGCTGTTAGTAAACAAATCTTTGTTTTGTTCGGAGTAAATCGCCATGTTGATACTTGCGTCAAGTGGGATACCCAAAGTTGATGCGCTTTGAGTCGCTTCAATAAACGAAATGGCTTCGGGGTGCTTTTTGACAAGGTCAAGAATCTTTTGTGTTTCACCATTAGTGCCGTAAAGGTCGTGAATAAACTTTTGCAGTTCAGGTTGTACTTGTGTGGCCTGGGTAGAAACGGGAGAGAAAAACGAAATAGCAGTACGACCAAGATAAATGATTTGGGCCGCAAGCGAAGTGTCATTAGCAAGGGCGTGACGTGCGGCTGGGTCTTTCCAATACTCTGCAAGTCCCTTAAAGCCTAAATTGGGATTGTTAGGGTCCTCATAACCATTGAGCATGTAGGACATTGTTTCATCTTGAATAAAAGTTTTGTAGCCATCGGGGTTGGCGGCTGCTGCCTCTGGGCCACCCCATCGAACGTTCCAATCTTTTTGAGCCTGCGCCTTAGCCTTTCCTATTACTTCATTACTTTTATCCGCATAGTATTGAGGAATAAGTCCGTACTGGATAGAGGTAATCGGAGAAGTCAGTTCGCTGTCTGTTACACGCCCACCACTTGCAACGGAAATAGCAGTACCAACTAATGCGCGGATTGCGGGGTTGGGGATGGCGGCATGCATTGACCCTACATTTGCACCAACATCTCCAAGGACAGTTTCGCTGATTTTGCGAGGACTAATGTGTGTGTGCAGAAGGGGTATCTTCATGCCGTAAGGCCAGATTGATTCTATAGCCTTAAGAGGCAAAGAAACTAATGGACCGAATTGCGGACGCAAATGTTCCAGCAGAGCCGTTGGACTTCCGGTGTGCAGACCAGAAGGGTCATTCCACGGAAAGACGGAGTTTAAGGAAGTAAGCGAACCAGCCAAGCCAATAGGTACGTTGCCCGATGGCGACAAACCAAGGGACTTCAATACATCCGTGAATATACGCCCGCCCAATGTTGAACCTGGGATAAGAGCGGAGTTTTGTGAATCAATGCTAGAGGCGGCAGTTGCACCGGATTGCATGAACATCAACTGAAGCAACATGTACTTTTCAAATGCTGCGGGGTTCTGCAGGGCCAAACGACCCATACGCCGAAGGGCTTGGTTCTGAGCAAACCAGAAGGGTGCGTATGCCCTGGACCATTGTTCAAACAACATGCGGTCTTGGGGGTTGTGGACGTACTTAATACCCTGGTTGATAGCACGGGACTGCGCAATAGAAAATGCTAGGTCCTCTGTGATTGCGCCGCTCTTAATCAATGGCTCCAAAAAGTCCAACTGTGCGTTGAGTTCCACGGCGTAAAGGGGTCGGCGGGCAACGCTGTCAATAACACGGCGGGATACAACATCGTGAACACGGTCTGAGAATCGGTCAATAAAATTAGGTGCGTCATAGCCATTACCCATTTGTGTTGGGATGTTATCCGGGAACAAAGAATGGACCTTGCCCGAAGTATCGCCATAGCGGTCACGAAGGCCAGTGCCCTTGACAGTGGCCTTGCGGCTAGAGGCACGCTGTAGCGGATTGGTAGCCGTAGGCTTTTGTTTCTTAATCAATTTCGGGATTGTTTCTGCGCCCTCTGTCAGGGAATCGAACGTAGCCTCATCGTGGAAAGTAGCAGATGGGTGATACAAAGCATCGTGGTAACGCAGGCTTTCTCCGCCACCCTTGCTTTTCACGCTGCCCCTGATGTGCTGTAGGACACGGGCGTGTTCTGCATCGGGGGTAATAATCAACTTTTCTACTTCGTTGACCTTGGTTGGGGCTTCGCCGCTGCCAAGCATTGAAAGAATACGGCGGTGGAACACACGGTCCCCCATGTTAGGGAAATTAAAACCACCCGTGGAGCCTCGCCCGTGGGTTGCCCACATAATATGTTGAATGTTGGCGTTGGCCCATTCTTCCAGCGAATCAACTTTTTGCAAGCGTTCTTTAAGTTGGTCATCCAAACGCCCAGTAATAGGAGTGCCCGCAGGCAGTCCGTTTTCTGATAATAGTTCATTGGCAATACGGTCACGGGTGGAGGGTAGCATTGACCCCTCTTCCGAACGTTTTATATTGTCAAACAGCGCAGGGTTCTTGTGAACCATTTGCTTTGTGACTTTGTGAATTTCCGTGGTTGCAGCATCAAGGCGTTCTTGAAAAGTAGCACCACGGAAGTTTTCGGGGTGCATGTAATCGTCAAGAATCTTGGCGGTGGTGCGCTGGATTGGGTCATGTGTAATGTCTTGCCATACCTTGCCCAGACCAGCAAGGGTATTGGCATTCATCTCTCCGTTGGGTGCCCAGGGGCCGGAGCCATGCCCATTGACAAGGTTCCGGAACTGTGCGCCGATAGCATCACGCCCACCTGCATACACATCGGCATGGTCGGCAGATAGACCACCAACTGAATAACCGTTGATTAAAATGTCCTTAGTCATGCGCTGAACAAACTTGTCAAACGATTTTCCGCTAGTCAAGCCTTTTACAAAATCTCGCTCTAAGCGGCGGGTGTAACGCTTAACTTCTGAGGGAAAGTTTTTTCCATAGAATTCTATATCTTCTTTGCCAAACGAAGTAAGGAGGTTGTAAATACGCTTTTGGGTATAACCCATCTCATCAGGAGTGACAACACGTTTGTAGTCTTTTGCGTACTGGCGAGCGGCCCGCTCAACGTGGCTACTCAATGCAGCCTTAGTGTAGTTGCCTACCCCGACACGGAAAGCATTGGGGATAGCCTCAGATGCCGATACACGCATAGAGAACGAACCTGTAGCCAACGTCATCTTGCGGAAGTAGTCGTCAATCAAACGCTGACGTACCATCGTGTGAAGGCTGTGTAGGCCATTGGAAGTTGACATCCGCATGCGGTCTGGAATGTCGTAGAACCTATAGTCGCCAGTAGCGGCTGAAATAAGGTCGCTCTTGTCCTTTCGAAGTTTGTCTGCTTGCTCATTTAGTGTTATCCACGCAGGGTCATCCGTAAAGGGCGGCAAGGGAGGCATCACTGTTTCGGGTGTAAGCCCACCTGGATAGTGACCCTCAGGGGCTTTAAGGCGTTTCAGTTCGTCAATTTTTGTACGCATTGTGCGTAAATCTCCCTTGAGTGCTGCAAGGTTAAGTTCTACGGCAATTCTTTGTGCTTCAGTATGGAAAGGTTGCGCTTTCCATTGAGCAACAAGTTGAGCAATTTTGTCCGGTTCTCCAGTTAAAGCATCGGCAAAAGAATAATCCAAAGGTCGTTCTTTACGACTAACTTCTTTCTCTATTGTAAATTGTTTTTCAATTAATTTCATTTTTTCTTCAATATATTCTGGCCCGGCAAATTTTGGCCTTACAGACAATTCTCTGAATATATCTCCGGTACTCTCCAACACCTTCCGGTACCAGTTTCCTGCGTTCCATCCAGAATGAATAATTTGTTCTTGATTGGCATTTTGAAAGTCGTATGGTTTCTTCCCTAAGTCGGCACGGGACACGCCTGCTTCCTTGAGAAGCGCATCATCTACTGGGGCAATAGATTCGCCAGCAGGTAACGGTTTTTCAATTGTCTTGGGCGTTGCAGCAACCCCGGTCATTTTAGCGTGGTTGATTTCTATGGCGTTCATTTGCTTTTGGACATTAGCAAGTTTGTCAGTTAGTGGTTTTGCTAACATTTCGTCAACTGCGTTGACAATTTCTTTGCGCCCGTCAGTGGATTTTAGATACTTGCTAACGTCACGCACAATGTTGTCAATAGCATTGTAATTAAATAACGGCAGATAATGTTCGTGCATGACACCAAGACCGGCAGTTTCAGTCATGTCGCCGCCCTCTGGGAAAGGACGCTTGGCGTTAACCACACCGTTTACATCCGCACCTGAGTACACGTTGCGAGCGCCACCGCCACCAAAAGGGTTTCCTAGTTCTTCTGCTGCGTGCTTAAACGATGTGGAAAGAAGATTGCGTACTTGGTTAGACTGTTTAACAGTCATACCAGACTTGACTACAATTTCTTGTAACTGTGATTCAACGTAAAGACTAAAAGTGTCTTGTGCCCAGTTCCAGTAAACATTTTTCCATTCTTGGGCGCTTTTAGACATGGCAAGTCGGTTGATAAGAAGGTCAGTTGTAAGAGGGTCAACGCCGGAGGCACGGAACATACGGCCCATCATGTCAAGGCTTTTGGGGTCGCCAATCTTTACAACTTCATTAGAGAACTTGCGCATTTCATCCCAATACACAGGCTTCATGCTAGTGAACATGCGGTAGAACTTGTTGTCTAGTCCTGCCTTAGCAGCATCGGCATAGCGACCCTCTGCAATCAACTTATCAGTTTTGTTTTCAATGCGGTTTTCAACTTGGACTCTTGCCCAGTCTTTTGCAGACATAAAACGACTGTAAGATGGCGCACGATAAGTGTTGAGGTACTGGTGTGCTTTTGCTGCGGAAGCAAATAGTTCCACTACTTCGTCTTTAGACTGGGCCTCTGAAAGTAACTTAATAAAATTCTCCCCGGCTTCTAGTTCACTGGGGCGTACTGCACTTGCTAGTTCTGGAAAATTCTTGTAAAGACGAGCAATAGAGGAAGCCTTGGGGTTTACCTTCATGGCTTGCGTAGCGGCTTCTGCATCAGTGAGGGGTTGTATCCTGCTGGCGGCAAGACGGGCATCAATTTGCGCCTGAGTCATTCCTTTCTTTTTCATTCTTGCGGCTGATTCTGCAATTGCCTTTAAACGAGTTTTCTTTAACTGCTCTGCAGTTTCAAGGCGGTGAGGGATTGCTTCTTTGTTGACATCAACTACCTTTTTGACAAAAGAACGGAACTTAGTGCTACGAGCGGCAAGGTTGTAAACATCGGTGGCGCTACGAATACCAATGCCACCGTACACACGCTTAAGCATGCCCTTGTTTTCTAGTTGCTTTGTTTCGCTGATTGGAGTAAGGATTGCTTGGAACGGGTCAAATTCAAACCACGAAAGAAAGTCAAGTGGACCAGACACCATGTTGTACCACCAGGTGTTAGGTTCTCCGCCTACTGCAGATGCGACTTCACGTCCAAACGAAATAGGGGCGTGCGTGATTGGGTCTTTGTATTTTTCCCCGTCTGTAGTTCTCTCCCAAGATTTGTCCCATTCATGGCCTAAACCAAAACCGTTAGTGTTACTGACCAGTTGGGCGGCTAGTTCAAGATTTAAGGGAACGTGATAATGGCGTGCGCCATAAGTAGCAACGTCCTTCAGGATTTTGCCAGTTGGAGAAAGGTTACGGGTAATAAATGCTCCGGCCCGTTCAGCACCAGAAGCATTCTCAGCCACATTTAATGCTTCACGCCCGTAGCGCCCAAGCATAGGTTCGTCCATGCCCTTGCGTGCGTAAGTAGCCAAAAGTTTGCTGATTACCTTGGTGTCTGTTGAGGCATGCATAAGCCAATCTTGTGAAGCCTGGATTAAACGCATCCAACGCTTGTCACCAAGTTCTGCCCCCTGTGCAAGAATGTGCAATTGCTCAAGGGTTGCTGCTTCGGTTCCGCTAATGCCAGCCTTTTCAAGCGTAGATTTAAGAGCAGTTTTTTCAAGGCCCTTAAGGGCAAGGGCAAATCCTTTGCCAGCAAAGTTCATCATAACTGCTGTGGCAAACCAAGTACCAAGGTACAGGTCGGCTTGACCACTGCCTTGCAATGGATTGCGGCGGATGTCACTTTCCGTGCGAATGGCGTGTTGGATACCAAACAAGTGTTCACCCGTGTTGCGCCAAATACCGCCAAGAACATTACCTACAGTTTGTGCGCCACCAAAAATTGCCGATGTCATGCCTTCGCCACCGGAAATGTTTAGTGCGGCTGGCTGCATCCCAGCGCCACCGCCAACCTTTGTGACGGTACGCCCTGCTGATTCAGCAAGCAATTGTTCTAAATCAAGTTGCAAGTTTCCCGTGAAACTAACAACTTTTGACAAAGTATCGCCAAATGCTTGTGCGGCAATTGCGCCAGGGTTTGCCATAATGCGGTCATACATTGTTTGAGATGCTTTTTTCAAACCATCGTCAGTCATAATTGACGTAGTGTAAATCTTCATCATGTCGTCCATGGTGGCAAGATATTTGATATCATGCGCTTGCATATCAGCCAACGCTGCGGTCATAAGCAGGTACGGTTTTTCAATAAGTTCAGGGTGAGCGCCCAATGCACGCCCAAGAGCAATCTCAGTATTCTGATATTTGTGTTGTTCTGGCAGGTAGTCAGTCTTTAACCAAGGGTCACGCTCAGAAGGGGCAAGGGTGTCGGTTCCTGTTGCACCTGCGGCATACGCTCCTGCGCTCCAAAGGTTACCCGTAGCAGTAAGCCCGCCCGTTGTGTCCTTGCCAGTAATGGCCTGCTTAAACATATCCCAGAAAGAATCTTCCGTATGGGTAACTTCATACTTTGGCGGCTGAAACGAAGATTTTTCGTAAAGACGATTGCCTATTTCTTTTACATTGGCCTCGTTATAAGCCTGTGAGTTAAGGTTAGCGGCTACGTCTTTAGCAATATTGTGCAATTGGTCAAGTTCTTGTTGATGCCTCTGCTGGCTTTCACGCTGCCTCTGCATCTGAAGGGCGGCATCCATCGGTTTTGTTTGTCCCGGTGCTGGGTTTAACCAGCCTGTTAGTGGCTTGAATGACTCTACCACTACATGACCATCATTTTCATAAACTCAGCAAGGTCACGCACAGCGTTAGAAGAAAAGGGGCCATCAGCCAAAGACTGTGCAATATTTTGCAAGCGGGTATGGTCTGGGTCTTGACTGACTACACCACCAAAACCTGCTTGGGGTGGGGTATCCAAATACGCACGCATAGCATCAATGCCCGAACCCTGTTGGTCAATCGTAGGCACACTTGCAAAAGCCGCTTGTGGACCGCTCAACTCTGGTGCTGTCGGTTGTTGAGTTGCCGGGCCATTGGTTTCTGCAACCTCAGGGACCATAGCGTTAGGGGTCTGGAGCGGAATAGCCTGTTGAGCGGCACGCTGTTGGCCTGCTTCACCGTAGGTCTGGTCTGGGGCTGCCTCTACGGGCAAATCCCTGGGTACATTGAGGTCTGAGCGGTTGCCATAGGCTTTGCCAATGGTACCGTTTACTTTCCCACCACGTCCAGTTCTAGGCATTTTCTACTTCTTCCACTAAATCCAGCAAGTAAAACAAACAGGCAGTGCAGACTGCTTGTTCAAACAAGGCTTCTTCGTCAAGGGGGTCAGGGTAGAGTATAACATTTTCACGCTCGCAGCGCCAACAATTCCCGACAACGATGTAACCCAACTCACTGACCTAACGCCTGTTCTGCTGGAGACTGATTCGCTGGTGAACGCAGGCTCCGCAACATTGATGCTAGGTCTTGCGGGCCTTGGTCGGGGGCGGGCATGGCTGCGCCTGGTGCGCCGGGGGGAGTCATACCTGGCATCTGGTCAACCATGTTTGGCTGCTCTGGATTCATGGCTTCTTGTCCGGGCGGAGCAAAAGGTTGACCCTGTTGTTGGGCCTGGGCTGCCTGAGCCTGCTTCTTCTGCATTTCTTCGTGAACACGGCTAACAGCCACTTCTAGCGGGACGTGGTCGGTAGCCTTGATGGATGCAATACGAGCGATGCTGGCTGGGTCCAATTGTCCCGATGCAGCCTGTTGCTCTAAACCAGTGAGCAGCGCTTGTCGGATTCCTTCGAGTTCAACCTGGTCACGCTCACGGGTTGGGTCCTCAATCGCTGGGTCCATTTCACGGGCAGTCTGCTTAGACATGATGCCGGTTCCAACACGCTGTCCGATAGCGATGACCATTCCGTTGACATCGGACCCAGGTACGGAATATTTAACATAGCAGAGGTCGGTTTCAAACGCTTCATTTGGTACATAGTCTTTCTGGGTAACAGTCCCGGACGTGCCCATAACGTATTGGCTTGGCTTGCTGCCGTGATAAGCCTTCTGGTAGGCGATGGCACGCCGGATTTCTGCTTCCATACTAGCAGCAAAGATTTCCTGTAGTTCCTGAATGGGCATGTCTACTGTGCTGCCCATAACCATTTCGCCACGGCGGGCGGTACGGATATTAGAACCGGACTCTCCACCAAACTCTGCGGGAATACCAGCAGTTAGGCGTTGTGCCCGCTCCAGACGGTCCAAAGCCATAGGTACACCTTGGTTGGTCTGAATACCGACAACCTGCAAGTTACCGTTTTCAATGATTCCACGTCTGCCCTGCTTGCCATCGGCCTCTTCAACAATGCGAGGCTTGCCGTTAGAGTTTGCGCTGGCAACAACCCATTCGTCTTGGAAGATGCTTCGGAACACGGCGATGGTTTCGAGGGAGTCCAACTTGGCTTGGCGTTGGTACATGCCTAGCAACTGGTCGAACATACCGCTCATGCGGTCTAGGGTGATGCGCCCTGGGATAACTACTGGGCAGATACCGGCCCGGTTGGGGATGCGCTCCAAGACAGTCTGCATGGACGAATGAACTTCGGTTTGGTTCGCTCCAGGTCGCCGGTCCACACCCATAGCAACCAAAACAGTCTCTTCAGCATCTACATACTCCAAAATGTTAATAAGAACATCGCCGGTTTCGGCAGCGGTGTAAAGAGCGTTGGCCTGCTTGGGGTAGGTGTCACGAAGCCAACGAAGGCTGCGCTTGTCCACGAAAATGCAGTTGTCCGGTTCCATCGAATCTGGGTCGTAGGAAGGAGAAGGATAAGTCGAAAGAGGGTTGCGTGGTCGCCAGAACGGTATGGCTCGCTTGTCGTTGGATTCCAGTGATACTGGGGAGATGGACACAGGAGAGCAACCGTAGGCGGTCATGTAGCGGGCACGGCGGCGCATCTTCATGGTGGCTTTGTTCATGTCCAACCAGCCCTTAGTCGCCATGCGGCGCTGGTACGCCTTGTCCTCAGATGCCTGAATTCCAGGGCGAAGTGCTGGGAAGGAAACGTCTGGCATAACGGAAGCCACACGCATAGAGAATTGCTCAATACCTTGAGCGACCAGGTTAGCCACGGCGGGCTTTTCCATATCGTCTAGTTCAGGGAGTGGGACTACGACATCACCGTTGTAATGGCGGCGAACGTCATCCATCTGGTTGATGTAAGGGCTACGGTCCTTCTTGCGCTGTTGATAAAGGGTGACGATTTGTTCTGCAGTAATCAAACTTTGGCCCTCAACCAACTAGGTCGCCACGCCACAGACTTACGCCCGTGCGTGGGTGTGTATATGTTTGGCAGGTTCCACTCAAAGAACCACTGTGCCATAACACAGTCGTTCGTTCTGCCATACGGGTAATGCGTGACTTCATCAATCAGTTTCATACTGACGATTTTGCCTTCATTTCTGTATGGTAATCTTACCCTACCAAAGCGATAATGGGGGGCGATTGTCTCAACACCGTATTCTGCATCGGATTTATTGCGGGAAGTAGTGTGAGCAATAATGTCCACGCCGTGCCTTGCACGCCACTGTCGGACGTGATCATACTGCAGCAGGAATCGCTGAGCGGCGTTGGCTTCGACAATCCAAGTGGTAATGGGAAACCCCAAAGCATCGCTAGTGTGTTGCCATTCATTCATAATGCCCACATACTCACGGCTGTCGTGGATGTAGTCCAAGAAGTCTGGGGCATCCATCTTTTGGCGAACAAGGTCAATTAAAAATCGCTGTTCGGATTCAGGGTGGTAAATCCACCATTGGATTGACCAGAACATTGTGGGGCTGGGGTCAGCCGTAGCGATAGAGATGCAGTCGTTAGGGTTTAGGCCCTTGGGTATCTGAAGCCGGTCACGCTCTTTGTCTAAACAACCTGGATAGTCCCCATCGCCATAAATCCAAGCCTTCGGCACTAGGACTTCTGACGGGTCAGTATCTTCTTGCTGGTAGATAACGCTAAAGCGTTCACCACGGTTTTCTTGCAGGGTCTGAATCTTGCGCCAAGGCAATCGTGACGGGGAAAGCAAACAGCCTTCGGGATACGGCTTGGCTTTTTTGCCGTGGTCCTCCTCGCACCGGTCCTCGTAGTGGGCCTTAAATATAATGTGGTGGTATTTCTTGTCGGCACGGTCTGCGGTGTTAAGCCGTTCGACGTACTCTTCTTCGCCCTCTTCTTCCTCATCATCTGAGGGAGCGGTCATGTCAAGGGCATAACGATATAGGTCGTCGGACGAAATGCGCTGTCCCTGAAGGATAAGTAGTCCTCCTGGTTCCAATCGAGTTTCACCCACGTCAACCCACATGTCTTGCAGGGCTTCCTTTTGCTCCACGCTTCGGAGTTTTCTAGGGTCAACAAGGTCGTCCCAGATGACAAAATCGTATCGTCCACCAATGAAAGCGGTATCCATTCCATAAGCCGACCATGTCGGTTCCTTTTCAGAAATGGCACCCGCATCCTCGTACTGCATGACGATGAAACCATCGGATGTCCACATCTCCCGGTCCAACGGTTTGAATCTACCGAAGTCAAGAGCCATTGTTGACTCCGCATCCAGTGCGGCACCTCGCCTAAGTAGTACCGGGTCTGCTTTTTCAGGGATAACACGTTCAAGACTCCTTCGTAGTCGTAGCACGTTGCGCTTTGCCAGCGACATTGTGTTAGACCCAATCATACCTCTGATGTTGCGGTTGCGGGCAGTTACCCAGGCGGGGATGTCGTGTACGAAGCAGGCGGTCTTACCAGCACCCGGAGGTGCATTGATCACCACATACTCTTCAAAAGGCGTGTCAAGAAAGGCTGCAATACGGTTGGCGGCTTCTACCTGCCAAGGGTAAGCAATACGACCAAAGTAACGGCGCTGAAAATAAGCAAAATCTTCCAAAGCCCTAGCCGCTTCGGATGACAAGTCCTCATGTTTGATGGGACCTGGGAGATCCTCTTCGTTTTTGGCTGTAAGGAGTTCCGCTTTAGCAAGACCCCCCGTTGTAGTGTTCTCCAATCGGGCCGCAGTGCTACGGGAGAAGCCCGCTTGCTTTGCCGCTTTCTCCATTGAGTAGCCATTGTTACGAAGCGTCCAGTACTTCTGCCTTTGAATTGCGGTTATCGCCATTGGGGTCCAAAAAAAATATAGAGAAAATTACAGGTCGTAGTCAGCGTTAGTATACCCCGACTCTTCAGCCAACGCCGCCAACTCAGCGACCCTCTCTTCTAGCAGGGCAAGCGACAGCGAAATCTTTTCCAATGCGCCGAAGATGAGTTGTGCTTCCTGTTTGTCCATACACCCATTGTAGTCGTGCGCCGGTCTGCTTGGGGTGCGCCGGGCAAAACCAGACTGCGTGCCAGTGTAGAAAGTTAAACGAGTAGTGTTACGAGGTGGTATTTTTATTTCACTAACTTAACTACTAAGTAGGCAGGAAATCTTCGATTACTGACTACTGTTGTTTTTGATGTTGGATCTTAGCACTAACTGAATCCCGTGTCAAGCGCATAGTCAGGGCCTACTTAAACCCGATACTTAGCCATGCTAACTAAATGCCAAATCATACATTCTGAGGCTGCCAAAAACGATAATGAAAAAGGCTTGACATGTCACACGAAGCGTGTATAGTGACAGGGCCGAAGGAAAGTCCAACGGCAACGACACTGCAAAACTGTGCTGTCGTCTGGTTAACTTGACCAGGCGGCAGCGTGTCAGCAGAGATAGGAAATGTGTATGTCAGTATCAATGGTTGGAAATATCACCCGTGACCCCGAACTCAAGTTCGCCGGTACAGGTAACGCAGTACTGAACTTTTCGATTGCCCAGAATCGCAAGTACAACGACAAGAACGGTAAAGAGCAAGAAGAAGTGTCCTACTTTGACGTGACGTGCTTTGGCACCACGGCAGAGAACGTAGCCAACTCAGTCTCCAAGGGAGTCCGTGTGATGGTTATTGGACGACTCAAGCAGAACTCATGGACTGCCGACGACGGAGCCAAGCGTAGCAAGGTGGAGATTATCGCAGACGAGGTGGGCGTAAGCCTTCGCTTCAGTGCCGCTTTGATGGCCCAGTCTGCCGGGCAAATCTTCTAATGGGGCATCTCTACGATGACGAGTGCCCTGAGTGCGAGGAAGAAACCCGCCTAGAAATCATCAAGGCGTTGGAGGACTGTGGCTGGAATGTAGTACAGGACGGTTCTAAGGCCACAGTAGAACCCGCCATTGAGGATTGGCTGCTTGACCCCGAACACCGCAAGAACGCCCCCAAGGTAGTGATGACCAGTAACCACATGTCATTTACTGCCATCCTGGACGAGATTGAGGAACTGCACGACAAGAAGCAGCAAGACTATGGTAGAGTATCTGACCCCTATGCAAACGTGCGAGCGTCCGAGGACTTCGGTATCCCAGGTTGGGTAGGGACAATCGTGCGGGCAAATGACAAGATGCGCCGACTCCAGAAGTTTTCCCAAGACCAGTCGTTAGTAAACGAATCGGTTGAGGACAGCCTTTTGGACTTGGCAACTTACGCCATTATTGCCCTTGACTTATACAGACAGGAAAACAATCCAGAATGGAAAGAAGCGTGGCAAAACTGAGCAGGGACTCCTTGGGCCGGTATCTATTTGACATCGGCAGGAAAACCTACTACTTTTGGAGTGAGGCCCACGCCCTCAAAGCCTTCGAGTTACTAACAAAGGAGAAACAATGAAAGATGTACTTTACACCGACTGGACTATGGAACACCCCGACCCCTGGTGGTGTGACGAGTGCGGCGCAGAAGATACCCCTAGCAACTGCACCTGTGACGATGACTAAGAAAGAAACTTACGCTGAGTATCTATGGCGTGAGAGAACTGAAAGTGGGGGAGAAGTGGACAAAACAACATCAGATATCCGTGCAAGTGACACTTCTGACGTGTTGCCCATAAATGAGTGCGACCACTCCTATTTCTTCAGTCTATTCAAGCCAGCAGGGTATTCCTACTGCCCTAAGTGTGGAGAGAAACTGTGACTGACCTGCAAGGCTTCTGGGCTGTCTGGTCTGCGCTGATGGTGTTTGCTATCTGGTGCTTTTGGATTAGCCGATGACGTTGCTTAAAGGCAACTGCCTAGAAACGCTAAAAACTTTAGAGACTGCTTCCGTAGACTCCATTGTGACTGACCCACCCTACGAACTGGGCTTCATGGGTAAGTCGTGGGATAACTCCGGCATCGCCTACTCGCAAGACCTCTGGGCCGAGTGCCTACGGGTACTAAAGCCAGGCGGACACCTGCTCGCCTTCTCCGGCTCACGGACTTATCACCGCATGACCGTCGCCATCGAGGACGCAGGGTTTGAGATTCGAGACCAGATTGCATGGATTAGCAATAAAACCTTCCCGAAGTCGCTGAATGTGAGTAAGGCGATAGACAAGGCGGCTGGTCTGCTTCAGCACGAGGCTAAGGCTTTTACGGTGGCTGGGCGCACCGATGCCAACTTGCCCAATCCGGTCACCAATGGCTATGTACCCCCAGAGCCACAGACTGTTGAGGCTCAACAATGGCAAGGCTGGGGAACGGCACTCAAGCCCTCGTTAGAACCAATCTGCATGGCTCGCAAACCTCTGATTGGAACGGTGGCGAACAATGTTCTGACCTACGGTACGGGTGCGCTGAACATTGACGGGTCGAGGGTTGGAACTGTGGGGGGGGGCAAAACTAGTGACTGACGAGAAAGATAAAAGCGTGTTTGCCCCAGGTGCGAGCAGTCTTGAGCGAGGCTACGGTCAGCCCGTCGAAGGTCTAGGTCGCTGGCCCGCCAATGTAATCCATGACGGCATAGAGGAAGAGTGGTCACGTTTCTTTTACTGCGCTAAGGCATCTAAGTCAGAACGGAACGCTGGACTGGAAGGCAACAATCACCCCACCGTCAAGCCACTAGCCCTAATGCGCTACCTCATCAAGTTAGTAACTCCCCCAGGTGGAATAGTCTTAGACCCGTTCCTTGGTTCAGGCACAACTGCTATGGCTGCTGTCATGGAAGGCTTTGACTGGGTTGGCTGTGAAATGACTGAGGACTACTGGCCTATTATTGAGGCTAGGGTTGAATGGGCTAAGAACCAATGAATCTGTATGAAGTCTTTTACTGCCCTAAGTGTGGAGAGAAACTATGAATTTCCTAGAGCAAGTGGACAAG